GCTTTTTTACTTTACATATAATGCTAAATAAAGTTTACAAATAACGATACTTTTGTAAGATATGCTTTACATAATTCCGATTATCATGTAATTCCAAAGTAATACTTTAGATTATGTCCCGTTTTTTACAAAATAAATTGGACTTTTTAAGCCTATAACCTTAATAATAGCAAAGGCTTTAAGGGTTTTACCTTTACTCTAATACATTATTAGGTAAAAATTACCCTTGTTATATGTTTTACCTTTAAATAAGGGTGCAATTTGCCCCTATCCTTATTTAGAATGAATATAAATTACACTTTTTTATTGCAGTTATAAAACTTTATACTATCTTTGGCGTATAGTTATCAACAATTAAAACTTTTACACATGGACAAAGAACAAATTATGACAATCATTCTAGCTGAGGAGGTATCACTGTATGATCAGGCTAAAGAAAGTGCAGAGGCTTTTGGTAGAAAAGATGAAGCTACTATAAGAGCTTACGCTCAATGGTATGCAATTATTAACCTAATAGATAGAATCAATGAAGAGACTAATTAAATACTTTACTCCTGTAGGAGCTGAAGAGAAAGCATTTGCTATAGCTATGCTTATTGTTACAACTGTAACATTATCAATCTTATTTTTATTCACTTTTTTAGAACTTATATTATGAACTTTATAGACCTATACAAAAGAAACAATACTTATTTTTCTAATTGGACCACTGACTATGATAGCACTGTATATATAGCAGGTACTATTGAGCCATTTACCTACAATGCTACAGAGACTGATGATGGAGATATGTCCCTGTTTATTCTAAGTGATGTAAATCTTAACCTACTTAAATCTAAGCTATGACAATCAACGCAATTATAAAGTATTGGACTAGCAGGAGAACAGCAGAAGAGATAAGAGGTGGATTTAATCTGCCTCTTTACCTCAGGTATTTACAAGTCATAAACAATAAAAGCAATGACTGAGTTTACACAGCTAGCTATTGAGGTACAAAATGCTATAGCTAATGGTGAATATACTCACCAAAAATACCTACGATTCAGAGAGTGGTACTTTCAGAACTATGAGGGTAGTAAGAGGAATGCAAATAGAGATTTTGCAATGTTTGATTTAATGTATGGCTTAGATGTGCCAATTAAAAATAATGACAATGAAGACATATAAAGTAGTATTCAAGACCTTTGACTATTGGAATGGTCCTGTAAAATTAGTGACTAGGATAGTGGAGGCATATGATGCTGATCATGTTAAGCAGCTCATACAAAAGAATGATGACTTAATTATATTGATTGAAGAGGTATGAATGACATCATAAGAGAAAGATATCCATTTGAGCCTACTAAAAAGATAGCAGATGACTTAGGACTTAGTGAGTCATCAGTTTATAATAGAGCTTTTGCTATGGGTATTAAGAAAGATCCTGTTTATCTTCGGTCTACTCAATTCCCTCTAGGATATCTAGGTGGTAAAGCTACACAATTTCAGAAAGGTAGTGTACCTCCGAACAAAGGACAAAAAATGTCCAAAGAAGTTTATCAGAAATGTGCTAGGACTATGTTTAAGAAAGGCACTGTACCTCCTAATACTCAGCCTATAGGTACTATCCATCAGAGAAGAGATACAGGAGGTAAGATGTATCAGTATATTAAGCTAGCAGATTGTAAGTGGCAGCTGCTGAACAGGTATACTTGGGAGATGCACAATGGACCAATTCCTAAGGGGATGGTGGTAGTGTATAAGGATGGTAATTATCTAAATAATGATATTAACAATCTGCTAATGATAACTAAGAAAGAAAATATGGCTAGAAATACCATACAAAGATTGCCTAAAGAGCTTCAGCAGGTGATGAGATTAAAATGTAAACTAATAAAAAAAATAAATAACAATGGCACACAACAAACTAAGTGATCTAAGAGATCACATCTTCATGGCTCTCGAGAGATTGAGCGATGAAACATTAACAACAGACCAGGTGAATGTAGAGGTAGATAAAGCTAAGGCAATATCTCAGCTTGCAGGAACTCTAATCCAATCTGCTAAGGTAGAGATAGATTTCATTAATGCTACAGGTGTATTGGAGTCACAATCTGATCTATTTAAGTCAGTAACTCAAACTAAATTATTATGACAAAAAAACAAGCACACATAATATTATATACGCTTTGGGAAAATCGTTATTTAGTTTCAAATTTTCAAGAGCCTCATACCGAATATGATTGGGCAGTAAATTTATTAATAAATCCTCCAAATAAATATTCATACGAATGGGAAAGAGAATGGGGGGAAGATTATAGTGTTCAAAAAATTAGTAGAATAGATATGAAAAAAGCTAAACAAATAAAAACCGATTTATATGAAGGATGTTATTTATTATTTAGTAATGAAAAATTAGTTTATGTTGGAGTATCTAATTGTATTTATTCAAGATTAAGGGAACATACAAGAGAAAATATTAAAGAATGGGATACAGTAAAATTTATTGAAGAGCATGATCGTGATAAAGCTGAGGCAATGGAAAAAAATTTTATACAAAAATATAAACCAAAATATAATAAAGCAGGAATTAAAAAGAATTTTAATAAAATAAAAACAACATGACAGAACTAGATTATTTAAAAGAACAGATTGCAAAATATCAGCTAAATAATAACTCTAGACATAGAGCCTATGTCTATAAGAGATACTATGTAATGTACAGGCTGAATAAATGTAAGGTATCCCTAACTCAAATAGGTAAGATGCTGAATAGACATCATGCTACTGTTATACATGGCATCAGAATGCACAGGAGATGGTCTAGGATGCAGGATAAAGTATATCTTCATGAGATAGATCCATTAGTGCAAGCTGCTATTAATAATGATTATGAGGATAAGTACAAAGTTTCGGCAATAGAGCAGTTTAATTACATCAATGTAAAGATTCAGATGCCATGGGATTATGATAAGGTCCATAAATTTAAAGAATATATGACAGCTAAAGAACTAGCTGAAATAATTTAAAGCTCTTAGGAGCTTTTTTTGTGCAATGTTAAAATGGTCCTTACAACTTTGCACAAAAGATTGCACATAAAATAGAATTGATTATCAGTATTTTAGATTGATTTGTGCAAAGTTTTGAGAAAAACCCCCTATCCTATATATACTATAAGACCAGGATGAAAAAAAAAAAGTAAAAAAAAAGACCAACTTTGCACAAAGCCTTGGTACTGCTAACTTTTTTTGTGCAAAGTATGTGCAAAGTTGTATGTTGATAAAAAAAGATTGCACACTTTGTAAAGTATTAATAATTATTATTACATTTGTAAAAATTAGAACAGCCAATGACAAAGACTTTAATCTTAGAGAGTATAAATCCCCCTATCAACTTGGCTGTTCGCTTAGGGGGACTCTCTTTTTTATATAAATTATGAATCTAATAGATGTAGCACATGAATTAATAGCAGAGGGATTGAATCCTCTACCACTTTGGAACAGCAAAGCTCCAATGCTTGAGGCAGGTCATAATTTTCTATATGAAACTATTACAGATGTAGATAGTAGATTCTTAAAAGCTGAGAAAATAGGGATAGCCTGTGGATTAGTTAGTGAATTTTACTGCATTGACTTTGACTGCCATAATGGTGAGCCTATTAAAGATACATTTGATGACTTTATTAGTGTGCCATCCATTAAGATGCTTATTAAAGATGGGATGCTATCCTGTTACACTACAGCAGGAGGTGGCTATCATGTTTACTTTAGATCAAAAGAGAAATTTAATGGTAGAGTATTTGCTAAATATCCTACAGGAGCTACAATGGTAGAGATGAGAGGCAATGGACAGTACTGTGCCTGCTATCCATCTAGTGGATATAGTCATATCGGTGGTGAGGAGTACATAAAGCTGAGCTATTTTGATGATGATATTAATAATGTATTTGATTTAATTACATCTTACAATCAGCATCACACTATTAGTCTACCTCACAAAGATACATCTGATAGAAAGTGGGCAGAGACCTGGAAAGATACTACTCCTGATGGTAAATATAACCTTGAGAATGGAGATGAGGCTAAAGAGCTGCTTAAGGGGATAGGTTGGCAGTTCTGCAATAAAAGAAAGGATGGCTCAGAGTATTGGACTAGACCTAATAAAGATATAAAAGATGGATTCTCTGCTACTTTTGGCTTTCAAAATAATATGTTCTATATATTTAGTGAGGATGGAGGAGCTATAAAGCCATTTGAATCTAAGCAATCTTATTCACCATTTAATATCTATACTTTAGTCAAGCATAATGGAGATTGGAATGCTGCTAAGGAGGCATTAAAAAAGAAGTTTAAGATGGTAGATGATGACTTTTGGTCCACTACTCAGAATGGAGCTTACAATCTTAACAACTTTAAGTTCAAAACTTTCTTAGATAACAATGATTTCTTTAAGCATTCCCCTGAGAAAAACGGCACATTTCAAATGATTAAGAAAGAGGGTATATTTTTAAATGAGGTATATGAGAAAGATGTTAAAGACTTTGTACTAGATTACATTACATCTAATGATAAGCCTGAGGGAGTTTATAACCTGATGAGTGGCAATCTTAAGTTCTTTAAAAGAGAATTTTTAGGGATATTGACTAGTAAGAATGTAAGCCTATTGAAAGATGACAAAGATAGTGCATATCTATTCTATACTAATTGCATAGTAAAGGTATCTAAAGATAAAAAAGAGGTGCTATCTTATGCTGATATGGATCTATCTATTTGGAGAGACCAGGTGATCAATAGAGACTTTAAGAAAACAGATCACCACAAGTCAGAATTTAGAACTTTCATATGGAATATAGCAGGTAAAGATAAAAGTAAGTACAAAGCATTTCAAACTGTAATCGGATACCTCCTGCACAGCTATAAGGATAGGAGTAATAACAAAGCTATTATCTTTAATGATGAGGCTATCTCTGATGTGCCTAATGGTAGAAGTGGAAAGGGATTGTTTTGGAATGCAATGGGACATCTTAAGAAAGTACAGAGCTTAGATGGTAAGCTGTTTGACTTTCAAAATAAATTCCCTTATCAAAATGTTTCTACTGATTGTCAGATATTAGTATTTGATGATGTTAAAAAGAAATTCAACTTTGAGAGCTTATTCAGTGTGATTACTGAGGGTATTACTATTGAATACAAAGGTAAGGATTCTATTAAACTAGATGTAACTAACAGCCCTAAGATTATCATCACTACCAACTACACTATCTCAGGCAATGGTGCATCTTTCAATGCTAGAAAGTATGAGGTGGAGATGGCTAAGACATTTAATGATAAGTTTACTCCTGTAGATCTATTTGGTCATGAGCTGTTCGTGGATTGGGATGATGACCAATGGGCAGCCTTTGACAATTACTGCCAGGAATGTATACAAATATATCTTAATATAGGTCTTATAGAGATGCCTACTATCAATCTAAACTTTAGAAAGATATTAGATGAGATTAGCAGTGAGATGTACTATTTCTTTGAGGATCTAAAAGAGGATACTTACTATTCAGTGAAAGAACAGTTATACGATTCATTCTGCAATGCATTCCCTGATAAAAAGAACTACATAACACAGAACAGCATCACAATTAACTTTAAAAAGTACTGCGAATACAAAGGATATATCTGCTCTACCAATAGGAATGGAGGCAGTACTAGATTATCATTTGTACAGGAGGTAAAAGAGCTAGATATATGGGATGAATTAACAATTAAAGCAATGAATATATGACAAAAGAAAACAAAACACTCCTAAAAGCCTTAGAGATTAACTACCTCACCCTAAAGCACCCCACCATGCCATACATTACAGCATCAGATTGGAATGATAACTCAGCCAATGCTCTGACTAAATGTATCATACACTTTCTAACTTATTCAGGCTTTCAAGCTGAGAGGATTAATACAATGGGAGTATATAGAGAGGGTAAAAAGATACAGGTAGGAGAGAATAGTAGACAGCTCAAAGGCACTTGGACTCCATCTACCTCTACAAAAGGCTCAGCTGATATATCTGCCACCATTAGAGGTAGATCAGTTAAGATTGAGGTGAAATATGGTAAGGATAAGCAGTCAGAAGTGCAGAAGAGGTATCAGGAATCAGTAGAAGCTGCAGGGGGTACATACTTTATTGCAAGAAATTTTGATGAATTTATGATATTTTATTTAAAATTTGTAGCAAACTTATGAGAGAATTTAATAAAATAGCTTATGATCAATATGATATGTCTTGTAAGATTGCTACTATTAAATTAATGGAATCTAGAGGCTATACTTTAATAGGTGATATTAATACAGAACATTATAAAAAATATGATGTAGCTTTTGAAAACAAATCAAGTAATATTATAAAAATAGAAAATGAATATCGTGGTCCATTTGATAAGATAAAAAAATACTATTCAACTATTCATATACCAATTAGAAAAAAAAATACAGAATGTGATTATTATTTTATATGGGGTAATGATTATAAAGATTTGGCTATAATAGACAAAGCAACTATAAAAAAATACAATAACACAATAATAAATCAAGTATGTGCTAATGGTAAATCTTATCAATTTACTGAAGATTTTATTGATATACCCAAAAATGAAGTAAAATTTTATACTTTTTTATTATAAAAGTATTGCAGATATGAATTAATTGATTATCTTTGTTGAAATAATTTAAATTTATACACATGGAAACAAAAACAAAAGCTGTAGTACCAGCACCTGTACTAACTCTGCACCAAAAGCTACACAAAGCTAAGCAGTCAATCGGCAAAGTAGCTAAGAATGCTACAAATCCTCACTTTAAAAAGTCTTACAGTGATATCAATGCAATCACTGAGGCAGTAGAGCCTATCTTATTAGAGAATGGTCTACTATTATTACAGCCTATTCAGGGCAATAGTGTATGCACTCAGATAATCTGTATAGATTCTAATGAGTCAATAGAGTCATGTATGGAACTACCTGCAGGACTTAATCCTCAGCAAGTAGGATCTGCTGTGACTTACTACCGTAGATATACTCTGAGCAGTATCTTATGCCTACAGTCAGTAGATGATGATGCTAATCTAGCAAGTGTACCTGTTAAGGCTGCTAAGCCTGGACTATCTAAGGAGAGATTTGAGGAGGCACTTGTGTCTATTCAAGATGGTAAGTTTACTATCCCTAAGCTAAGAGAGACCTTTGAGCTAACTGATTTACAGAATAAAGCAATCATGTTATTATGAAATGGCATCCATCTTCACTCGGAAAATTAATGACAGCATCTCGGACTAAGTCTGAGGTGCTATCTGAAACTACTAAGACCTATATCAGAGGTCTAGCTAAGCAAGATTTCTATGGTTATAATGTAGAGCTGAATAACAAGTATATTAATAAGGGTATAATGCAGGAGAATGATTCTATTGCTCTACTCAATACTGTATCATTCACTAGCATGGTGAAGAACACTGAAAGACTGAATAACGAATGGCTCACAGGAGAGGCTGATATAGTACTAGATGACCAAATCATAGACATAAAGACATCATGGTCCTTAGAAACGTTCCCTGCTACCTCAGAAGAGGGTATAAATAAAGATTATGAGTGGCAGCTTAGAGCTTACATGATGTTATATGATAAGAAATATGCTAGTTTAGTCTATTGCATGGTCTCTACTCATCCATCTCTACTGAATGAATGGGAAAATTTATCACTGCATCAGGTAGATCATATAGCTCCTGAAAAGAGAATCACTACTCTATCATTTGAGAGAGACCTGGAGCTTGAGGAGGAGATAAAGGTACGGTTGCATCACTGCACTGAGTACTATGTTAAGTATATTAATCAATTAAATAATAAATAACATGAGAGATAAATTCTATGAGGCTGCCATGATAGCAGCTATGCAAGCACTAATTCAAAACAATCCTGGCATTAGCTCTAAATTTGCAGCTAAGAAAGCTCAGGAGTATGCAGAACAGTTAGCACTACTGCAGTATGGTGAGTACAATCCTAATCCATTCCCTACTAAAGTATTATGACAGAAAAAACAATGGCAATTATCCTAGCTATAGTAGTCTATGGATTTGCACTGATTGGCGTATATAATTTAATAACAACAATAATATGAATGATTACAAAGTTAAAGGACTTATCAAAGTGATAGGTGATACCGTACAGGTGACTGAGAAGTTCTCTAAGAGAGAAGTAGTAATAACAGTAGAGGATGGTAAATTCCCTCAATACATCAGCTTGCAAGCTACAGGAGAGAGAACATACATACTAGACAGCTGTAAAGTAGGTGATGAGGTAGAAGCATCATTCAATCTGAGAGGTAGAGAATGGCAGGATAAGCATTTCAACTCACTAGAGTTATGGAAAATAGAAGTACTAGCTCCTGCAGCTGCAGTAGCTCCTGCTCATGTACCTGATAATCCTGCAGATGATCTCCCTTTCTAAGGGACAGAGCTTAAAAGACTTTATGATTGAAGAGACTAAGTCTAAGCTCACCCAAAGATATAAGCTCAGTCATTATGCTGAGGATATCGGAGTCTCTTACTGCTCCATTTGGAGATTCACTAATGGTAAGGCTGTCAATGAGCAGTTCTATCTCAAATGGTGGAAAAATTATCTAAAAAACTAATAACTTTTAGGCAGTCTTATGGCTGCCTTTGTTATTTTTGGCAGATGAA